GGGGCATTGCTAAGAGGATTTTAAAAAATGGCTATTACTAGACCAGTTAAGAATGCCGGAGAAAAATATATCTACGGCTTAAATATTGCTTGGGCGACCGACTCTACACTTACGTGTACTGCTGGCGCTTGTCGCGATTCTTCAAACGTAAATGACATTGAGGTTGCTTCAGCTCTAACGCTTGACTACGCTATTTCAGGCGCAGGCGGGTTGGATACTGGCGCAATTGCTAATGCAACTATCTATGCTGTTTATGTGATTGGCAGCTCATACGGGCGCGCTGATGCGAAACTTATGATTTCTGCTAGTGCAACAGCTCCTTTGATGCCAGCCGATTATGATATGAAACGCAGAATCGGATTTGTTAGAACTGACGGCACAGCCGACTTTTTGCTTTTCTATCAAACAGGCTCAAGTGCTGACAGATGGATGCACTACGATGTTTCATTGGCTACAGATATCACTGCTGGCGCATCTGCAACTTACGCCGATGTTGATTGCACGGGTTCAGTGCCTTTGATTCAGACATTGATTGATGTTGATTGCACATTTACGCCTACTGCTGGCAACGATGAACTTGTTTTAGTTCCTAATGGCTCTACTTCAGCAAACGGCGTGGCTCGTATGTCCGGCTCTGTTGCTGCTGTTGTTAAAATTGGACATATGACATGCCCATGCGAATCTGATGCTACTTTAGAATATAAAGTAACTGGTTCGGCTGTAGCGTTAAACGTTCAAGGTTACTTAGACGTTCTATAAGCAAAGCAATGTTAAGGATGAATTATGGCCTACACTACGACCCAACTCATAAGCGGGGCTTTCTATAAGTCTGGAATAGTTTCACGTGAGTTTGGCACGGTGTCAGGCTCTCAGACGGCGGTTGGTTTAGACGAGCTTAACAAGGCTCTAGCTGATAAAACCGTCGCTGAGCATCTAATACCCTATTATAGTATTTACAATTTTAATGCTGTAGTGGGCCAAGAGGCTTATGTCATTCCTGATTTGATTGACGTGTCCACTCTTACGTTCACTATCGGAACGGTTCGCTTTTCTGTTAGCGAAATGCAGCGCGATGAGTATTTTGGCTCAAGCAGGGCTAACAATATAGGCTCGCTGCCTTATACATATCATTTTGAGCCAGCCTTTGCGGGCGGCACTCTCTATTTATATTTTAAACCTGATTCAGCTTATCCCATGGAATTATGGGGCAAGTTTAGGCTTGCGTCTGTGATTTTAAATCAAGATTTATCTCTGACTTTAGACCTGTTTTATTTAGACTTTATTGAAGTCTTATTAGCTAAGCGCCTTTGCAATGAGTACAACTTTAACGTTCCATCGGGAATTGAAGAAAGTTTAAAACGCATGTACTCAATGTTTAAAAACCAAGTGGCACCACTTGATACCTCAATGAACAAAGTATCTACCTTGCAAAACAAAGGTGGCATTGATGGGTATGGGGATGCGAATCTTGGGAAAGGCTGGCGTCCGCCATCATGGTAACTAACCGATGAGAAAAACGACAGGCTCAGAAACGTTACCTGTAAGCGTTGTTGGCAGCAGCGTCTTTGGTAGATATCCAAAGGTTGATGCTCAAAAAACCTATAACATGTTTATATCCGACGGATGGCTGGTAAACTTCCCTGGCTACAGGCGCGTGCATGAGTTCTTAGCTGCCGGAGAAGGTCGGGGATTATTTAGAAGCTTTAGAGCAAACATCATGATTGCTGTAGTTAACAGCAATGTTTATCGTATTGCTCCGGGTTTGTCTGCGCAATTAATCGGCTCTCTTAGCACTGCATCCGGCGAGGTTTCAATCGATGAAAACTTATCAGGTCAAATTTGCATCGTTGATGGGCTTAACGCTTATATTTATAACCATACTTTGGCAGCAAACTTAACAATTCAAACTGTGCCGCCCACCTTAATTCCCAATTATGTGACTTATCACAATACATTTTTCTTGATTGGTAATGGTTTAAAAACGGGCGCTTCGACTGATTGGTACGCTTTCGAGTTTGCGACCACTACAACTATACAAAGCAATACCGCTGTTCCCTTCCAGGTTAAGCCAGATTTCGCTTTAGCAACCGTGCCTATACCATCGCAAGCTAATAACGTTATTGCCTTTGGCGGCTCAGCGTGCGAGCTTCGCAGCCAGGTTGGCGGCACAGAAAACTATAAGCGCAACCAATCTGTAAATATAGATTATGGCGTTTTATCTGTATCAACGATTGCTTATTCTGAAAGGATGGTGATGTGGCTAGGTGTCAACAAGACTAATCAGCCGGCCATTATGATGTTTGCCGGTCAGCAAGCTGAAAGAATCAGCACTGACGGCATTGATTTTGAGCTGTCGCGCATAAAAAACCCTAGCAAATCGACGGCTATGTTTGTTCGTATCGATGGGCATTTGCAATATATTCTCACCTTCTATGATGAAGAAGACAATCTAACCATCATGTTTGACACGAATACGGCGCAGTTTTTCCACCTATCAGATGGTGATACAAACTTTCATCCGATGCGCCAAGTGGCGTATTTTGACAATAAGACCTATTTTATTTCGTTAAGTAATGGCTCTCTCTATGAGTTGAATAGTGAGATAACAGACATAAACGAAAATATTTCAGATGGCATGAGTCCCGAAGACCCAAGGCTTGTTAACGAAATTCCTAGAATAAGAATATGCAACACTATTAGGTTGCCTTCTACGGCGCCATTTAGGGCTAACAGCTTCACGTTTGCCTTGGATATGGGTAACGATAATATTGCAGCGGTTCAAGACTGTATTATTATTATGATTACTGAAGACAATATCCCAATCATTACAGAGGACTTTATTCAAATCGTCCCTGAAGATGGGGGCGTTGAAGACTGCTTATCACATGAATACCAAGGCCGTATTGATTTAGCTATATCTGGTAATGGCGGCGAAACTTATAGCAACTATGTGCCTAGACTTTTGAACCCACGCGGCAAAAGAAGAAATATAATCAGGTGGGAATCAATGGGTATGTATAACGAGTGGACGCCTAAGATTAGATTCTGGACACTTGGTCGAGTTGTTGCCGGGGCTGAGACAATATCAGAGGTTGAAATATTTTAAATGAATATACCAATTATTCTGAGCGGCGGTTTTGATTTTGATTATGCTCAAGAGCTAAACCAAGAATTATCAGACGGCCTTAATAACGGCGTCTACAATCAAGAATTTACATCTGCGCAAATAACAGCATTATTGCTAAGCACATCAAGGCCGGTCTTAAGGGTTGGAACAGTATTTTTTGATACTGACCTTAGCAAATTAAGAGTTATTGTTACTGCTGCCGACCCGGTCGGAGCAACTAACGGCGTAACTGAAACCATTACGAGCGCATAGGGGAAGTTTATGGCAAAGTGGTACAACTATCTAAGTCCAGCATCTAATTTATTTGGAAAGAGAGAAGACCCCGGCGCGGCTGCTTCCCCGTTTTTAAATCAAATTCCTGACATGGCGCATGGTCAGTTTGATCCATATGTTAATCGTGGAAATGAAGCTTACGACCAAGCGAACCCAGTTTACAACCAGATGACGCAAGACCCTAGCGGCTATGTCAATCAGTTGATGCAGAATTATAAGCCAAGTGAAGGCTACCAGTTCAAGCAAGATGTTATGGGCAAAGCTCTTGGCAACACTGCTGCTGCTGGTGGTTATCGTGGCGGTGAGTATGACCAGCTTCAACAAGGCCAGCTAATTTCAGGCTTGTTAGGTGAAGACATGCAAAACTGGCTATCAAACACCATGGGCGTTCAAGGCACGGGGCTAGCCGGTCAACAAGGCATGATGAATCAAGGTTATGACGCTAGCGGTCAACTTAGCGGAATGCTAGGAAATACATTAGGCGCTCAAGCTGGTATGGCGTTCCAAGGTGCGCAACAAAAGAATCAAGATAGAAGTCAGTTATTGCAAGGGCTGTTAAGTTTGGGTGGCGCTGCTGCTGGCACTGTCTTAGGGCCAGCCGGAACCGCTGCCGGTGGCGCTCTTGGTAGCAAGGTTGGCGGTTGGTTAGGGAGCAAATAATTATGCCATTAAATTTACCTGACTTCTTAAATGCGCGACTTATTGATTCGCCGTTTAAAGATATGTCACAAAATCTTAAGCAAGGCATGGAAATGGGGGCAACGCCCGCTCGCCTTCGTGAAGAGCAAAAGCAAAGAGAGTTTGCTAATGCCATTGCTAATATTCAAGCTCAATATGCTGAGCCAAGCGCAGAGCAAGCCTTGCAGAAAGGTAGCCTTGCTAATCAAAAAAGCCAGCGTGATTTAGATTATCCGGCGCTAGGAATGAGCGACCCAATCTTACAGGCCGCTGGACTTTCTCAGTTTTTGAATGACCACCCTTCCCAAGGTGGGTACTCCCCTATTCCGTATGGTGAAATGAATGGCGGCATGGGTGGCGAGTTCCCAGAGCAGGGGGGGCAAACTTCAAATGCTCCACCTGTAGGGCAGGGCGGCCAAGGTTTTAATTTTCAAGAATATTCGCAAAGATTGTTTGATGACAAGCTTGATCAGATGACCAGACATAAGCAGATAGTGGACTCTAACGAGTGGACTAATATGCCCGTTGAAGCAAAAAACCATGCTATAGGATTGGCCAATGCTTTAGGGATTACCCCAAACGAATTTATTACTGATGTGTCGAAAGGCATTAGCCTGTCACAGCAAGCACTAGAAAAGAAAGGCATTACATCTGAGCAGCTAGCGCAGATTGAGCCATCCTACTTGGCTACTGCTGGCAATGTGACAAACCAAAAACAAAGAGACTCTTTCAATAAAGAAATTAATGTTTTAGAGAGGCGCGTTTCAAAAGCTATGTCGCCCTACGTTAGAACATTTAAGGGATACTCGCCCCAACAAATTGTTGGCGCATTGAAGGGAACCGATGTTGATACTCAGGCGCAATATTTAGCTGCAAGGTCTTTACAGCCAGAATTGGCAGCATTAAGAATTGCATCGGCTGGCGGCTCTATGTCTCAAGCTGGCATTGAAAATATGGTTGCTAAGTCCATGGGTAGCTCGCAAGTATTCCAGGCGCTTGTATCTCCAGAGGTTTACGAAAAGTCTCAAGAGTATGTAACTGAATGGCTTAATGAGGGCGTTGATGCGGCTCGTAAGTCTATGTATGGCGTAGAGGGTGACGGCTTGCTTGATGGTGTTAGTAACCCAAAATCAAAACCTACTGAAGATGGGCAAACGATGGTTACCATCCGCAACGAGAAAGGCGAAACTATGCGCGTTACCCTTGATTATGCAAAAAAATTAGGGGCTAAAAGGAAGGGGGGTGGCGAGTAATGGCTTGGGAAATTGTAGAAGAATCCGAAAGTGTAGAAACTCCACAAGGTGATTGGTCGATTGAAGAAAGAGAAAAAAAACCAATGTGGCTTTCTGCTGTCGAAGGTTTTAATCGCCCCTTTGAAAAGCTCCAAGAAGGCACGTGGAGCGGCTTAATCGATAAGATTGGCTCAGACAGGTTCAAAGAAATTTGGGACAAAAAGCACGAAGAGCAAAAATCAGAATTTGCTCAGTCCAAAGAAGACAATCCATGGACTTCTAGTATAGGCGAGTTTGTCGGAAATGTTGGTTTGGCTACTCCATTTATGATGGGTGGTGGCGGCGCACTTGGCGCAATGGCTAAAGAAGCGCCTAAGTGGCTTTCAAGGGCTGTTGGTGGCGGCGTTGGCATGGGTGTTCTTGGCGGGGCAACTCAGCCGGGCGAAGGTGAGTCGAGGCTTGCTAATGCCCTTATAGAAGGCGGGATTGGAACGGTTGGCGGTTTAGCTGCTGAAGCGTTGCCACCTATTGGGCGCGGTGCTCGTGACCTATGGCGTGGAGCTGGCGAAGAAATTGGCGCTCAAGGGCCGGTTGTTCGGGACTTTGCCAGAAAAATATCTCCTTCAGAAATGAGTGAGGGCTTAGAGGTTGCCGGTGCTGGCAGAGAGTTAGGGCTTGATTTAACTCCCGGTGAGGCTACTGGCAGTTTACCGATGGCAAAAGCCGAGGCAGAGCTAGGCTCAACACTGCAAAGCGAAAGAACTTTACTAGACTTTAAGAAAGCTCAAAAGGGCAAGCAAAAGCAAGCTGTAGAGGGGTTGTTTGAAGATATCGCGCCGGGCAAATACTCAAGTGAGGCGTCTGCTGGTAGAGATTTAGCTGCATCTATTATTAAAGATGAAGAGCAAGCACTTGTTAAAAAGGCTAGGCCATTCTATGAGAAGGCCGACCCAATTAGTATAGACCAAGATAAGTTTGCTGAACTGATGCTTGACTCGAACATCAACAAAGCTTATCAAGATGTTGTGGGAAACTCGCTTTATAAATCTGAAATTGAGGGGTTTGCCCCGGATAGTTTTAAGGTACTTGACCAGGTTAAAAAGAACATTGACGATCTTATTAGCTCATCTAAAAGGGCGGGCAATAACAACGAGGCCAGGATTTATTCAAAAGCTAAAGAGAAGCTTGTTAAATCCATGGATGACGTATCGCCTGATTACAAAAAGGCGCGTTCAATCTATAGTGAAGACTCGCCAGCTATTGACCTGTTAAGAAACGGCGATATGGGCAAGCTATCCAAGATGAACGATACTCAGCTTCAAAACTTCACTAAGAATCTATTCGACTCTAAAGAAACCGACAAAGCGGTTTTAGATAGGGTTCGCGATGCTATGTATAAGAAAGACCCAGAAACTTGGAATGCGTTAGTTAGGAATGAAATGGAAAGGCGCATGAGTCAGTCCAAGCATTTACCACAAACTAAAAATTATGGTTCAACATTTTATGATTTAGTTTTATCTAAAGACATGGATATGTTTAAGCAGGCACTCCAAAACAGTCCAGATGAATTGCGCCGATTGGAGTTGATGAATAAGGCGTTTAAAAACCTTATGAACTCTGTAACGGTTAAAACTGAGGCTGGCCGAACCGCAACATCTATGAACAAGCCAAGGTCTAGCTTGCAGGGATGGGGCCAACTTGCAAGAAAGCTTACGGGCGGTCAATATGATCAAGCGGCCATCAAGATTATTACTAGTCCAACTTGGGAAACAGAGCTAAGCCAAGCGGTAGGTAAGCATGGCCTTGACGCTCAAAACGGCGCGCTTATTAAGTTGCTAGATAAAGTTACAAGCGGAGGCGCTAGGGGCTTAACCGCTGAAGCTGCGCAGCTTACCCAAAACAATGATTAAGGATTAATAGTAATGGCATTAGATGAACGATATATATTAGATGTAACGCTTGAGCCTGTCTTTGTTGATAAGACTACGGGCTTGCCTTTAGCAAACGGCACGATATATTTTTATGAAGACAACAACAGGAATATGTTGAAACCTGTTTATCAGCTTAGCGGCTCGCCGCCAAACTATACTTATTCAGTAATGCCTAATCCTATTACTCTTAATGCTGCTGGCATGATTCAGGATAACGCAGAAAATAACGTGGCTATTTATTATTTGCCATATGATGATTTTGACAATGTAGACCTTTATTACATTGCGGTATATGCAGAGGGTGACGTACCAGTTACTAATTTACCTCAAATTACCCGCGAGGCTTGGCCGAATGTTGTAGGCAGTCAAAATCCTCTTGGTGTGGCAAACAGCGTTACAAACATGATATCTAACCCGCAATTTCACGATGTGTTATTTGATGCGTCGGCGGGCGTCGTTATTACTTATATTAATGGCTCAACAAGCGTGCAGATTGCGCCTGATTGGTATCTTGATATTACTGCAACTGCTGGCGGCACCGTTACGGTAACGCGCACAGCTATAGCAGGAACCTCATTTTTGCCCACAAACCCACCTTACACGCTTAACTTTTCAATGGGCGCTAGCATTACATCCATAGAGCTAAGGCAAAGGCTAGATAGTAATCCAGCAATCTGGAGTCCAGTTAATGGGGCTGGCGGCTATGTGGCATCATCTTGCACCATGAGCACGGGAACAATGGTAAGTATTTATTACAGACCAAGCACGCCGGGCGAGCCATCACAGCAAACTTTGCTTTCATATAATAATTTGACAGGCTCACCGTTTGAAAGGCGTGAAACAGTCCAGCTTATCTCGGTTGCTAATACTGATACGTCTGACGCTGGTTATGTTGATATTATTGTTAGTCTGCCAGTGACCGGAACGCATAGCGTAACAAGTATTCAGGTTGCCCCCGTCGAAACTAACGAGGCCGGGATTGCTTACGAGCAAGCACCAGTTGCACGCCAAAAAGACAGGCTATTTAATTACTACCAATCAGAGCTGAATTATAAGCCTATCTCATCGTACTTAATTGGGTGGGATTTTCCAATGAATCCAGCTCAGGCGTTGGGGCCAACTATAGTTGCCACCACTCTTAATGCGGGTGTTAACAAGTCTTATTACACTTGGGATCAAACTATCTTATTTCAAAGCGTTGACCAAGGAACGGGCGTAACAAGAGCGGCTGACGGTTCATTGGTTTTAACTATTGCGCAAGATGACAATCGAATTGCCTTAATCCAATATTTAGAGCAGTCAAAAGCAAGAGAACTTTTAAACGGGCCTCTGTCTGTGCATATGTCTGCCGCAAAATCGGCGGGCGCATCTGTTGGCGGCACAGTGTCAATTTACTGGACTGACGATGCGTCACTGCCAGATATTACCGCTGGAACCGAGGCATCAATCGTTGCCACTATGGGCGCGGTTGGAAAGTTGGCCACTGATAACGGCGCTTGGACTGAAGTTGCAAGAGGCGGCTTAACTGATGCTAGGTTTGCGATTACTTCTTCAGCCACATCAAATAATAATAACTATAGCTTTTCTGGCTGGAATGAAAACGGCGGCTTAGGCTCAACCACTGCAACTTTTGTCGCAATTGTTATCGGGTTTGATGAAATGGATTCAACCGAGGCGGTTAAGATTGGTTCAATATCTTTATGCGCTGGCAGCATCCCAACCATACCGGCACCAAAAAGTTTTGATGAAACAATTAGAGAGTGCGCACGCTATTACTATAAAACTTTTGATACCGCGACCGTTCCAGCTCAAAACGTTGGCATTAAATCCGGTGAATTTTCTTGGAATGCTGGATTTGCTGGTGCGGCCACCAGTTACGCGCCTTCTTTGTTTTTTAGGTCTGAAATGGTAACCACTCCATCTATAACATTTTATAACCCGGCGGCGGCGAATGCTTTTGTTAGGGATGAAACGGCGGGTGCAGATTGCACAGCGTCGGCGGTGTGGTCAGACACCCAAAAATCAATGGTGTTTTCATGTACTGGTAACGCTGCAACTGCGGCCGGAAATGTGCTTGCGGTTCATATTACCGCTGATGCTCGTTTAGGAACATTCTAAAAAGGAATAAATGATAATGGCTAGACAATATAATATTAACGACTTAACGAAAGGCATCAACGGGTTTGCGACTCAGTTTCCAGATGTTAAATATTCTGCTTCGTTAGCGGCTACAACAGACACCTCTTTAGTTGTACCCACTAGCGCGGCTATTGGTGCGGCTCAAAATACTGCTAATAGGTGGCTGGCTATTTTTCATTATGATAAGAAAACCGCCGCAAATGTTTGGGTTGCGGTAAACGCTACCGCCGCCGTTCCTGTTGGGGCTGCGTTTGCAACAGTTAGTTCAGTTTTAGAGCCAGAGGGGAAAGTGGTTGAGGCTGGCGATACTTTGCACTTTATTTCTGACACCGCCTCAATCGGCGTGTCTGTTGAATTCTTTGCTATACAAGAGGGTTAATCATGCCGCAAACACGTAAGTATAGTCAGTTTCCCTTTGGGGGCGACCTTATTGCTGGCGATATCATCGTTGGCTTAAGGGGCGGTATAAACACCTCTTTTAATGCTAGCATTGGCGGGGGCGGTGGTGGAAGCACGTTAACAGTCACTCAGGTTGGCCATAATTTTGACACTTGGGAATCAGTCTATTTAAATGGCGCTGTCTATACGTCTGCCGACGCTAGCAATGATACAACTGCCGAAATGATAGGTCTTGTTGTCGAGGTGATAAGTTTAGATAGCTTTGTGGTTCAGCAAACCGGACACGCCACATCAACAGCTAATCCGATTTGGGCTGGTGGTGCTTTTTCTGCCGGCACTGTCTATTTCTTATCTGAAATAACAGCCGGGGAATGTACGGCCACGCCACCCAGTGCAGCGGGCGACGTGGTTAAGCCATGCTTTATTGCGACCGGCACCAATTCGGGTTGGATTTTTCCATACCGAGGCGAGATTTTAGGCGCTGCGTTTGGCTCAGGTGGCGGCGGTGGAGCTGCACCGGCTGACGCAAGTTTTATAACAAACGTGCCTGAATCTGGCCTTTCAAACGAGCAAGCACTTAGTTTGCTTGGTAGCGGGATAATGTATACCACAACCGGAACCGGCGTGGTTTCTATCGCTGTAAACGGCACAGATTACTATGGGCCGGGAATGGCTGTTGACCTTCCAGTAATCGAAGGCGGCACAGGGGGCGGCTCTTTCACTCCTTATGGCGTGCTTACTGGTGGAACCACTGCAACGGGTGCGCTTCAATCTGTAGCAAGCGCGGGTGTTGCTGGTCAGGTTTTAACTAGTAACGGGCCAGCCGCTCTACCTACCTTTCAAAACACACCGGGGACAGGGCCGGGGGGGTGGACATATATTAGCAATACTACTCTTGCCACAAAAACCGAGGTTGTCTATCAGCTTGATTCTACTTATGACGAATACGAAATTTGTTGGATGGATGTATACGCAGACGCGGGCACTATTCAGGGGTACGTCTCTAATGATGGCGGGACAACATATCTAGGAAGCTATGCTAATAAAGTGGTGTCTCAGTTTAATGTAACTGGGGGCACATCTGGTATCGCTGTTTTACCTTACGGCCTCATTGCTTGCCCAACCACATTCGGGTATGCGACAAACGGCTGCGCTTACCTTACTGGATTTGGGAAAGCTCAAACCACTTTAATTAGATCGCAAGCAAGAACGTTAAACGGCTCTGTCTCTGAGCTTATTGAAAACTTTTGTTCCACCCTAACCACCACTAACCAGGTTAATAATAACGCATATCGTTTTTATATTTCATCTGGGGGAACTTTCACAGGTGGCACCATTGTGCTTAGAGGGAGGAGTTTCTCATGAGTCAGTCAGCATTTCAGCAACGTTTTGTTGTTCCTTGGGATGTGGTCGCGGTTAATACGACCGGAACTACAAACAAAGGTTTCTTTGTAAACGCCGCCGGTACAACCACGGTAAGCTTGCCCACCACGGCATTGGTTAGCGATGAATTTAACGTTGCCACAATACAAGGCGACTTTCAGATTACCCAGGCCGCCGGACAGTCTGTGCTTTTGTCAAACGGAGTTGCAACTACTACCGGCGCAGGTGGAACAATAGATTCAAACGCGGTGGGCGACGCTATTAAACTGGTTTGCACTGTAGCTAATACCACGTGGGTTGCTGTCAGCGTTTCCGGTACTGTAACCGTAGTTTAAAGAGGATTATAAAATGGTAGATACAACAGCGGTTGGGTACGAGCCTTTAAACAAAGCTGGCGATACAGCCACGGCATTGGTTCATGATACTGGCAGCATTGGCACGGCCGTTACGGCTGTGACCCAAGGCGCTTTGACCGGTAACACAACTTTAGCAACGACAGAATATACCGATAACGCTGTTACTGCTGGAGGCGGTGGTGGTGGCGCAGATACAGCATTAAGCAATTTGGCAGCGGTCGCAATCAACACCAGCTTAATTTCGGATACGAATAACACCGACGATTTAGGTAGCGCTGGCATTTTGTGGAAGGACGTTTTCGCTACTAGAGCACTGCTTACTACAATTGAGCTAGGCCACGCAACAGACACCACGCTTGCAAGAGCTGGTGCGGGCGATGTAAACATCGAGGGCAACATTATTTACCGCGCTGGCGGGACTGATGTGGCCTTGGCTGATGGTGGTTTAAACGCAAGCCTAACCGCTGACGATGGCGGCATATTTTATAGCGCCGCTAGTGCTGGCGCTATACTTGCAGCAACCGCGACAGCAACACAGATGTTGCAATCTGGCGCAAGCGGCGCGCCCGCGTGGTCTACAGCAACTTGGCCAGCGACAAGCACGGTGAGTCAGATTTTATATTCTAGCGCAACAAATACGGTTGCCGGTTTAGCAACGGCAAATGATGGCGTGCTTGTTACCGGCGCAACAGGCATCCCGGCAATAGGAACGGCGTTACCGGACGGGGTTACAGGAACTACTCAAGCAATTGGCGACGACACAGCAAAAGTTGCAACAACCGCTTATGTGAAAAAGCTTGTTAAGATTGGTCAAACCGATGTTGCGTGCTCATCAAACATAACTTTTACGCAAGATATAGACACAAACCATTATTTCAA